ACTTCAATAACAAACGAATTTGATTTTGTTGATACATACCCAATAACAGATTTTAATTGGAACAAGAAAAATTTAGCTAACGGAAAATTTTTAAATAATTTAACTGAGGTTTATGACACTAAAGAAGTTATAAGTTATAATGATATTGTAAAAACTGTTGCAAACTTTGATTTAAATGACGGAACAACTTCTAAACAACCTTTTACCCACTTTAATTTTATTTCTTTAAGCACAATACCAAATATTTTATCTTTTAAAACTTTTTATGGATCAAGAAATTACAAAGACCAATTTGTTACAGAAGGAAATTTATTTTATAATAATTACACAAATTATGTTTCTGACACACAAACAACTTCAATCCTTAACTCACCATATTTTATAAATGCAATACAAAAGGGAGTTTTTAATTTTAGATATAAATCAAAAGATCTTCACCCCTATAAATCGGCGGCCTATCTGTTTTTGAACAGTTTACCATTAGGTACTTTAAGGGAAAAATATAAAACTTTAAATGGTGAAACAACAACTGATCTTAGTTATATATTATCTACGTTAAAAAAGTTTGGATCAATTCATAAACTACCATATTCTTGGATTTTAAAATATGGTTCTATATGGAATAGATATAAAACATATAAAGAAACTGGAGTTGATTTTTTAGACGATGTTTGGAAAAACTTCAACTACAAAGAAAATTGGGATCCATCAACATCGGCAACTACATATTCTTATAATTTGGTAATTGATGGTATAGCTAGAAATTTGGTTTTAGATGACACAACTGGAACACCACCTTTTACAGATATTAACACAGGATTTTACCCTCAGCTTATTGATGACTACAATGTATTTATACAAGGATTAAAACTATTTAGTGGACAAACCCAAAATGATGGAATTTGTGTCGGTTTAAATATTTCAGGTTCTTCTGATACTTTTCAGGTTACAGGAACTTGCTCAACAAACGGGACAGGAATTACAATTACTAATATAAGTAAAAATTATATTAAAACTCCGGACACCATATTTATACCACAATTTAATTCTAGTATTCAGTTAGTTTCGCAAGTTAATGGGGTTTCAGGTGGCACAGGATTTTATACAACTCCATTAAATTTTAACGTTTCTTTTACAGGTGTAACATTTAAATTGGGCGACTATGCAAATATAACTAACAATACGGTAAACCCAATTAAAACAGGACAAATTTTAAGTGGTGCAACTGGTGTCACTGGAGTTACAATTCTAAACATAATTAGTGGGTCAACAGGGTCAACACCTCTTTGTAAGGTTACAACTGTGTCTGCACAAACATTTAGTTTTACCGTATTAAATCCACCAATACAAGTTACTAAAATAAGTGCCAATGTTTTGAGTGGAGGAACAATTATAAATGGTCAATATTTAAGTGGCGACGTTACAATATTATCTCAGATATCAGGAACAACAGGTGGAGTTGGTTTATACCAAACAACAAATATTGCCCCACCAACAATTTCGACATTTGTTGTTAAAAACTCGTTTACACAAGGAATTGGGTCACAACAAATACAAAATTATTTAGATACGGAAAAGTTAATGATGTTTAACACCACAAACTCAACTTTATTTGAAACTTCGGGATTTGACACTTCTAATAATTTGAGAACTATGAGAGTATCTCCTTGGTCAGTATTGGTTAGAGACACTAAAAATCCTGAAGAATATTATGTTGTTCCTTCTTTTGGGTCAAATGTTAATCAAGCGAAAGAAGAGGTGTTTAAAAACGGAAATATGAAAGTAGACCTTTCTAATAATCCTGCAATGTTTAATGGCACTGTTAGAATGTTTTGGAACTCTCCACAATATGGATGGTTTGATAATTCAAAACTTGTAAAAAATAACCCTGAAACATATCTTAAACAAATTTTAAACGAACAAAAAGATCAACAAAATTTTTTAATATCGGGAAAACAAACAGACTATACTAATTTTGAAGAATTATTCACAACGTTTGACAACCAATTGATGGATGAGTTTGAAAGACATTTTTTAAATTTTAGTAAATCTCTGTATGACTTTACTAATATTTTACCTCTTAATGATAATAGTTTTACAAGACAAAAAACAGATAGTGAACCAACTTATCAAAACTTTCATTTATTTATGAGATCTTTAATGAAAGTTTCAAAACCAGTTGGAACATCTCCTGAAACAAAACTACAATCAGTAATTGAAAATCAAAATACAATCTTCCAATCCAATTTAAAATCATTTATGGAGTATGATGTTGTGTTTAAATTTGGTAACCCAAGTAATTTTGATAAAAGGCTATTTTACACATTTTCAACAAGATACATTGAAAATCCAATAAGTTATAGTTCATACGAACAAGGAAATTTACCACCACAAATTACTTTAGCTCAATCAAAAACACAAAACCCAAAAACATGGGAGGCACTTGAATTCTATGTTGGTAATTCCACAATTCCACAATTAGAATATAAAAATTCAGGATCATATATAACTGACTTTTTTATAGACCTTAATGTTCAGTTTAATGAAAAAAATGTAATTGATTTTACACCTTTAATTAAGATATATGCGACACAAAAATTAAATGGATTTGCCGCACCACCAAAGCCACAACCAATAAATGCTCCACCATCTAACCCTGTTCCCGCACCAAACGGACCTCAACCTCCTCAATTACCATCGGCACCAAATAATCAAGGGGATGCAATAGAACTTGCAACATTACAAAGTGGTAGTACGGTAACGATATATAAATTTGGGCCAAACATATACGCTGTTTTAAGAGATCAAAATGGAACAATATTAAAACAAGGTCAAAACGCATCGGCATCAATCACCACAAACGAACAATTAAGAAAAGAAATTATACAAAGTTATTATGGGTCAATATCTTTAAATCAAAACGATCCTCAGTTTGTTAAAACTATAGTTAATGTTTCACCTTCATCTCAAAATGTTCAGGTAACTACAACCACCACACAACAACAACAAGCACCTCCTGGATTACCAACAAATACTTCTTTTGCTAATAGCGGAACAAATGTTGCTAAATTTTATGGATTGATGGATGGATATATCGAACAAAATAATTATTATATTGGAAATGTTTTAAACGTTATGTTACCAGCGGTAAGAAAACAATTACCAAACGTATTCATTGGTGATGGTGATGGGGCTAATAGGGCGCCTTTAGAAGCTGGATTTACAGAACAAACAAGATTAGAACTTTGGGAAACATTTAAGGCTTTAAATGACACTTGGATTGCAGGTTTTGATTTTGAAAGTAAAACTCTTTTTGAAGACGTATTACTTGTTGATAGGGCGAGTAGAAATGTTGGTGATAAAGTTTTGGTAGATATTTATAAAATTATAGATATTTTAGAGGACGGAGCATCAGATAGACATCAAGGAAGCACCTCATACAAAAATACATTACTTGATATGATTACGACCATATTAACTCAAAATAATTTCCAACACTTTATGTTACCTGCGTATGTTAATTTTTATAACGTACAAGACAATCAAAAAAACCCAACCCCAAGACCTGATGGAACTTTAGACGTTGCTAATACAATGTTTGGGACTTTTTTAAATGTTGATTATAGAGAAAGCTCACCAAAGTTTTTATGTTATTATGTAAGTAAACCTAGTGAACATCTTAACATGAAAGATAATGTTGATTATAGATTTAGAGATGATGCTTTTGACTTAAGAAGGGCTAGTGACAACCCACTAACTGAAAATCAAACAAATAAAACGGATTGGGGAAAATCAAACAAAGTTGTTGGGTTTAATGTGGACCCAACAAGTCAAACCCAACAGATTTTTAAAAGTTTTAGTGTCTCACAAGATCCTGGAAAACCAACGTCAGAATCTTTAGAAATGTTAAACCAAATGGCGAATTTAGGTAAAAATAGAAGATCTACATCGCAATCTGTTTCTTTATATAATTTATATAAAAACAGAAGTTATGGTTGTTCTGTTGATATGATGGGATGTGCTTTGATACAACCTATGATGTATTTTAATATTAGAAATATACCTATGTTTTCTGGTCCATATATGATTACTAAAGTCAGTCATCAAATTGGTGAGGGAGAGTTTAACACTACTATTGAAGGGGTGAGACAACCTTTTTATAGTTTACCAACCATAGATAATTTTCTACAAACCCTTAATACTCAGATATTATCACAACTTCAAGCTAAAGTGGTTGAAAAAGAAACCACAGAAAAAACAAGCTCAGTTAATATTTTATTCCAAGCGACAAATGTTATCTCAAACTTAGATGCTCAAGATACGTTAACTAAAAATCAAGATTGTGCCGAAAGTTTAAATAGTCGATATAATAATTTTGTTGGTGTTGACGCCCCACAACAAACAACTATATCCACTAACGAATTTTTTAACACAATACGAACTTTAATGATTCAAAGAAATTATGATATGACCGGAGAAACTTCATTTAATGTTGCCGCAATGGCGTTTATGTATGTTTTTGTTGATTCAGGAAATAATAATGGAAATCAACTTGTTGCGTATGAAAATAACTATAGCACTATTAACCTTAAAGAGGTATATGGTGACACATTTTACGAATATATAAATAGAAAATACTTTTGTGTGGTTAGAGGCAGAGATAAAAATATCCCAATTGTTGCGTTTAGATCCACAAACGATTTTGTAAACTTTGTGTTAAATAAAGTTTCTGGTATAAATACTTTTTTAAGACAAGATTCTTCAACTTTTAATCAAAAATACCCAAATAATGCTGATTTGGCGAGTGTTAGTAATTTAGCAAAACAATATGTTATTCATTACCCAATTAATCAGGAACCAAATGTTTATAAACAAATAGAAGAAGACCCAAACCAAATACTTAAACTTACTAACGAATTTATTAAAGCTTACGATGTTTTTACGTCATTCTTTAAAAAATAAAATAATGTAGATATTTATAATAAAACACAATTATGAATACAAAATTATTATTAGATAATTATCTTGGAAAAAACACAAGAGTATCTGAAAAAGAAATGGGTGACGGAACAAAAGAAGTTTGTGATCTAGACACTGGTGATTGTTATACCCTAAGAATGAAAGATGGTCTTATTGAGAGGGTTGACAATACGAAGAGAGCATTTAAAAAAATACAAGTAGAGACCACACATGGCATAAAAACATTATTAAACGGATAGTATGAGAATAGATGAGAAAATATTAAATGAAATTGCTAGATACAATTCAATTAATCGATATATAACTGAACAAGATGTTCCCCCAGCAGATCCCGCTGCGGCAGGAGCACCACCACCACCTCCAGCAGATCCCGCTGCGGCAGGAGCACCACCACCTCCAGCAGATCCCGCTGCGGCAGGAGCACCAACAACCCCACCAACACCTGTTGATGTTGCTTCGGACCCTGATGTTGAAGAAGTTGGAGGTGAAGGAGGTGAAGGAGAAGAAGGTGAAGAAGGTGAAGGTGTTGAAGAACTTGATATAACAGATTTAGTTGATTCTCAAAAAACTATGGCTGACAAACAAGAAGAATATTTTACCAACTTGTTTGATCAAATTAAAAATATGGAAGAAAAATTATCCGAAATGGATAAATTAGTTTCTAAAATAGATTCGTTAGAAACTAAATTTGATAAGTTTAGACCAAAAAGCCCACAAGAAAAATTAGAGTTAAGAAGTTTAGATTCTGGACCATTTAAACAAAATTTAGCCGATTTTTTCGATGAGAAAAAAGTTGAAATGGAAAAAAGTGGAAAAAATGAATATGTTTTAACAAATGATGAAGTTGAAAATTTTAACCCATCTGATATTGAAAATTCATTTAATCAACCTATGGATGACGACGACGACGACACTTTATTAAACAGATATAACTCTTAGTAATTAGAGAGGGAAATAAACGACCCTCTCTTAAATTTTTTTTAAATACTTTATTGACAACCCTACTTTTTATAACTATATTTTCTACGTAAACCTTTAATAAATTATATACACAATGGCGACAAACAATGTCTTAGATGCAGTTTTGGCTCAATATGAGAGTTCAAAACAAAGTGGTTCTTCTTCCACTTCAAAATTCACACAAGAAGAAAGAATGAAAAAGTATTTCGCGGCAATCCTTAAGGACAACGAAAAACAAGGTCAAAAAATGATACGTATTTTACCTACAACAGATGGATCATCTCCCTTTAAGGAAGTTTGGTTTCACGAAATCAATGTTGATGGTAAATGGCAGAAGTTCTATGATCCAGGAAAAAATGACAACGAACGTTCACCTTTAAATGAGGTTTATGAAGAGTTGATTTCAACAGGTCGTGAATCCGACAAACAATTAGCAACACAATATAGATCACGTAAGTTTTATATTGTAAAAGTAATTGATCGTGATAACGAAGAAGATGGTGTTAAATTTTGGAGATTTAAACACAATTACAAACAAGAAGGAATTCTTGACAAAATTATTCCAATTTGGAAAGCAAAAGGTGACGTTACTGACTCTGATAATGGTCGTGACTTAATCCTTGAACTTACAAAGGCAAAAACCCCAAAAGGAGCGTTTTACACAGTAATCCAAACAGTAATGTATGACGATCCGTCACCAACCCACGAAGATTCTAAAAAAGCGTCAACATGGATTAATGATGAGTTGACTTGGGAAGATGTTTATTCTAAAAAACCAATTGAGTATTTAGAGGCTATCGCAAAAGGTGACACACCAAGATGGGATACTGAAAAAGGAGGGTTTGTTTATTCTAATAGCGAAACTTCTGAAGTTTCAATGGGAGGAACAAAACCATCAAAAACTAATAAAGAGGTTTCCGACCCACA